TATGTGGACTAGCCTTACTCTATTCTACTATCCTAGCTCCAATACTAGGCATCTGGTTTACTGTCCCACCTGTTGATAGCTCATTACTCACAAGTGTACTGATGGGTATGCTAGGCTTAGGTGCTATGCGTACAGTAGAAAAGACTAAGAACGTACAGAGAGAACGATAATGGATTTTAATATTAATCTTGATGGCTTGGATTTTAGTAATTTTGATATTACTGATTTTGCAAGTTCTTTAGATTTTAATCTTGAAGATGACATTCTTAATGCTTCTTTGTCAGGCAGGTCAGCAACGCCTTATTACTCAGATCATGAACATTCTAATGCTCCTTTACAAGAGCAAGAATGGTTTAAACCTAAATATAAAAATATACTAAATGATTTTTTTGAAGGACAGGATCAATCTATTGGTGCTGTAGGTACAGCTGACAATGCTCGTAGGGCGCTTTGGGGAGATGCTCAAAAGGCTTTAAATTCTGGAGTAGACCCAGATAAAGTTTTTAATGCTTTACGAGCAGCAGGTAATAAATCTGAAGCTAAATTGATTGAAGAGAATCTAACAAATAAAAGAAAACTTGCGGGAGGCAAAATAGGGTCAACAGGAAAGCTTGAATCTTTAGTAGTGGATTCTGCAAGAGAAAAGTTAAATACTTTTAATTCAAACCTAAGCAGCACTCTACAATCAAATCCTGATTCTTTTAATTCACAATTTGATGCTCTACCTACAAACGGTAAACTTAGTTTTTTACATCACCAATATAAACAAGGGGATTTACCTAAAGACAAATACGAAGAAGCTTATATAGCCACTGTTAATAGTGCGTATGATCCTGAGGCGCGTAATACTCCTGTGTTTGTTGAAGTAGACGGTAAAGTATATTTAAACCCTAGTCCTTGGAAGACTAACAAAACAGCAGATGAATTGTTAGAGCCTGACTTTTATAATGTAGACGAGTGGAGCCCCGCAGGTGGTTCTGAAAACGCTATAGGTGTTCGTATTACAGGCGAGCGTACAAAAGATTTTGATCCTTCTGGTTTTAATAAATTTTTACAAGACTTTTCTGTGTTTAGAGCGCCGCTTGCTTTGGTTACTGCTGGAGCTTCAGAAGCCTTTATTTCTGCTGCTGCTGGTTTATCAGGAGAAACTTTACAAACTAGCGATTGGTTAAACTTAGCGGCAGCGGGTTATGATTTAGCAAACACGCCAGAAACTGTACCTACTGAGCCTGACATTTTTGACTCTATTGATGCTGGAGTAGCAACTATAGATTTAGATGGCGTTCCGCTAGATATTACTGCGGGTGGTAGTGTTTTTGATTCTTTTGATGAAGACGAGCAACCAGAAATTGAAATCATAGAGACTGCACCGCCTCAAGTAGAAACTGAGCAAGAACTACCTGATGCTCCTGAAGCTGAACAAGAGCCTATAGAAGCTGATCCTATTGAAGAAGTAATAACACAGCCTACGCTGCCTGAAGTTGTAGAAGAAGTAGAAGAAGTAGAAGAAGTAGAAGCTGGTGGTGGCGGGGAGCCTGCTCCTGAGCCTACAGCACCGACAGAGTCTACAGATCCTACAGCACCGACAGAGCCTGTAGAAGAAACTATAGACGCTGGTGATCCTAGTGAAATAGGTGCTGTATTTACAGACGATAGAGGGGTTGTTTGGACAAACAGAGGGCCAAACCCTTTAAATCCTGATGTAAACGTGTGGACTACTTATGATCCAGACGAGCAAACAATAGCTGATTTTATTGAAGCTGGTTTTGATTACACAGAAGGCGAAGGCATTAGTGTTGGATCAACTATAGGTCAAGTTCCTCAGTCTCCGTCTACAGGAACAGAAGAAGAAGACACTACAGAAACAGAAGAAGAAGACTCTGCTTTTATAGACATTATAGGTGACATTACTGAAGACACTGTTGATCCTGTTATTGACCCTATAGATACCATTTCTGACCCTATAGATACCATTTCTGACCCTATAGATACCACACAGCCTTCGCCTGTAGACACTACGCAACCGTCTCCAGTAGACACTGTAACAGACACCGTAACAGATGTCATAAGCGATGTTATAGGTGGAGGAGACGGTACAGGCACTGGTGAAGGTACTGGTGCTGGCGATGGTACTGGCACAGGCACTGGAGCAGACACAGGGCTAGGTTTTGGTAGCGCAACACGCACCACAGATTCTTTGTTTGGAGACATGTTACAGTTACAGACTCAAGTAGGTTCTACACAGGAACGCCTAAGACCTTTTAGCATGGCTCCTGTACCTACTACTATGCAATATGATGTACCACCAGTAAACCCTGTACAACAATTTTTACAACAACAAGAAGCAATACGGTTACGCAATAAGCCACAAGGCATGTTGACTAATGCTGAAATTTTAAAAAGGTTCCCATACTAATGACTTACTTACAACTTGTTAATAGCGTATTACGCAGACTGCGGGAGGACGAAGTAACCACTGTTGGTCAGAACGCGTACTCTAAACTTATTGGTGAGTTTGTCAACGATGCTAAACGTACCGTAGAAGACGCTTACGATTGGACTGCTTTGCGTACCACCATTACAGTCACTACTTCTGACACTGCTTATAACTATCCTTTAACTGGCTCACAAAATAACACAAAGTTATTGTTTGTTAATAACGCTACACAAAAAACTAAAATGCAGTACCGTGGCGCAAGCTGGATGAATAATGCTTATTTAATTGATACGCCACCTACAGGCGTTCCTCAGTTTTATAGTATTAAAGGAGTAGACACTAACGGAGATACTACTGTTGATGTGTATCCTAAACCTAATGGCGTGTATAACTTAGACTTTAATGTTGTTCAACGTACAGCAGACTTTACAGAAGACGCAACATCTTTAGTTATTCCTTCGTCACCCGTTATTCAACTAGCTACAGGATTAGGTGCTAGAGAGCGTGGAGAGACTGGAGGCACTAGCGCAGCAGAAATGTTTGCACTGGCAGATAACACATTGGCTGATGCTATTGCTATGGACGCTGCTCAACATCCTGAAGAAACTATCTGGTATTCTTAATGGCACAACAATTACAGAACATTACAGTAGCTGCTCCCGGCTTCGCAGGCATTAACACACAGGACTCTCCTATAGGGATTGATCCTTCGTTTGCGTCTATTGCAGACAACTGTGTTATTGACCAGCTAGGTCGTATTGGTGCGCGTAAGGGTCGAGAAGCTGTCTCTACTAACGGTGGTGCTGTATTAGGCAGCAGCCGTGGTATTGAGACTATGTACGAGTTTATTGATAACTCTGGTGACAAACGTGTTATATCAGCAGGTAACAATAAAATCTTTACAGGCACTACAACATTAACAGATGCTACACCAACAGGATATACTCCAACAGCTAATAACTGGAAAGCTGTTACTCTAAACGATCATGTATATTTGTTTCAACGAGATCACGAGTATGTGTTAGGTACAGATCATGGAGGTTCTTTTGTATTAGAGGAACACTCAGCACACAGCCATGCTACAGGAACTCCTCCAGAAGCTAATGAAGTCCTAGCGGCCTACGGTAGACTCTGGGCAGCAGACATTACAGGTAACAAGCACACTGTCTACTGGTCTGATACGCTTAACGGTCATCACTGGACAGGAGGCACTACAGGCTCGTTAGACGTTACTACTGTATGGCCTACAGGCTTTGACGAGATAACGGCTCTAGCGGCCCACAATGGCTTCCTAATCATCTTTGGTAAGAAGTCTATACTTGTGTACTCTGGTGCGTCCTCTCCTGCCTCTATGACGCTTGCAGACACCGTAGAAGGCGTTGGCTGTATTGCTCGTGACTCAGTACAGCACACAGGCACTGACATTATATTTTTGTCAGATTCTGGTGTTCGTAGTTTTGGCAGGACTATACAAGAAAAGTCTATGCCTATGCGTGACATTAGTAAGAACGTGCGTAATGACTTAATGAACTTGGTAGCTTTACAGGTTAATCCTATCAAGTCTTTGTACAGTTCTGACGAAGCCTTTTACTTGTTGACGCTGCCAGACAGCAACACTGTGTACTGCTTTGATATGCGTACTCCACTGCCTGATGGCTCACAACGGGCTACTACATGGTCAGGTATGAACCCATTGTCGTTTGCTGTGTTAGAGGACGGTGAGATATACATTGGCATTTCTACAGGCATTACTGAATATAAAAACTTTTTAGATGGGACAGAAAAGTACGAGCTACGTTACTTTAGTAACCCTATGGACTTTCAAAATACTTCTAACCTGAAGTTCTTGAAGAAGTTTAACTTAACTATTATTGGTGGACAGAACACACCTACTACATTGAACTGGGGCTATGACTACACACAAAGCTACACTAAGCAAGCGTTTACATTCGGCTCTAGTAACATTGGCGAGTATGGTATTTCTGAGTATAACACTACAGCAGAGTACACCTCCTCTATTCTAATCAACACTCCAAAGGTAAACACCAGCGGTAGTGGTGAAGTAGTAACTATTGGTATTGAAGCCGAAATTAATGGCGCACAATTTTCTATTCAACGTATTGACATACATGCTCTATTAGGGAGACTTATCTAATGTCTGATTATACAAAGACAACTAACTTTGCTACAAAGGATTCTCTTCCTTCTGGTAATGCTGCTAAGATTGTGAGAGGCACAGA